ATCACAAAATCATTGAACATTGCAATTGATGTAAATGAATATTCTACAGAAGAAGGAAGAAAAGGTGGTTTAGAACAAAGAGCTTTAGGTATTGGTATTCAAGGTTTGGCTGATGTATTTGCATTATTGAAATTAAAATTCACATCACCAGAAGCTAGAAAGCTAAATAAAGATATTTTTGAAACAATTTATTTCAATGCACTAAGACAATCATGTGACCTTGCAAAAGAAACTGGATTGGCATATGATGCATTTGAAGGTTCACCATTATCAGAAGGTATTTTCCAATGGCAAATGTGGGGACTTAAAGATGAAGATTTATCAGGTATGTTTGATTGGAGGCAATTAAGAAAAGACATCAAAAAATACGGTGTTAGAAATTCATTGGTTACAACATGCCCACCAACAGCAAGTTCAGCAAGGGTTATTGGTTCCAACGAAGCGTTTGAACCATTTACATCTAACCTATATGTTAGAAAAGTAACTGGTGGTGAGTTTGCGATGGTAAATAAACATTTGGTTAGAGATTTGGAAGCACAAGGTCTATGGAGTAGAGATATACTAAATGAGTTGATTGCATATGAAGGCAGTGTTCAAAACATCCCATCGTTGGATGAAGAAACCAAAGAAAGATACAAAACTGTTTGGGAGATATCACAAAAGGCTCTTATTGAAATGTCAGCAGATAGAGCACCATTTATTGACCAATCACAATCAATGAACATCTATATGGGTAACCCAACATTGTCAAAGATTTCATCTTCACACTTCTACGGATGGGAAAAAGGTTTAAAAACACTTTGTTACTATGTTAGGACAAAGGCAATCTCAACAGGGGCAAAACATTTGGCGGTTGACATCTCAAAAGTTAACAAACCAAATCCAACTCCCGAACCTCCGAAGGTAGATTACTCACACATGAATTTACCTCCAAAACCTAAAGATAGTGAATTTGATTGTTTTGGATGTTCATCCTAATATTAAAACCCGGCATAAGTCGGGTTTTTTATTTTAACTATTTATCAAATAACTGAGGACTTTATATTTATTTGATATGGCTAACGGTAAAACATACGGTATAAATTTTCCTTTCCAAGATTCAAAAACAGGTAAATTTTTATCGCTTTCGGAAAATACTAATGATGAAATAAGAAGTAATTTAATTCATTTGTTATTGACTAGAAAGGGTTCGAGATATTTTTTACCTGATTTTGGTACTAGAATTTATGAATTCATTTTTGAACCATTAGATGGACCGACATTCAACGAGATTGAATCAGACATTAAAGATTCTGTTGAAAAATTCATACCTAATTTATTAATAAATAACGTATCAATTGTTCCATTATTAGAATTGGAAGAAGACCCAATTGCTCAAAACTCAAATCCTGACTTGGACCCTAGAATTTATATGTTACCTGGAAGGGGAACTCAAGAATACACCGCAAAAGTTAAAATTGAATACACAGTAACTGATGATGTATTTAATTCTAAGGACTTTGTAATTATTAATATATAAAATGGCAAAACAAATATCATACACTGTAAGAGATTTTCAGAATATAAGAACTGAATTAATTAACTATGTTAAAAGTTATTATCCTGATTTAATACAAAATGCAAATGATGCATCTGTCTTTTCAGTTTTTTTAGATTTGAACGCTGCCGTTGCGGACAATTTAAATTTCCATATTGACAGGTCTTTACAGGAGACAGTTTTACAATACGCCCAACAAAGGTCTTCAATATACAACATTGCGAGAACGTATGGTTTAAAAATACCAGGATTGAGACCTTCAGTTGCAATTTGTGAATTTACAATCACAGTACCTGCGGATGGGGACCAACCAGATAATACTTATTGTGGCAAATTGAGAAGAGGTTCCCAATTTGTAGGTGCGGGACAGGTTTTTGAAAATATATATGATATTGATTTTGCGGAACCTTTTAGTAATGATGGGGTAACACCTAGATTGGTAATTCCTAATAGGGATGTGAATGGTAATATCATTAACTATAATATTGTGAAAAAAGAACCTGTAGTTAATGGAATAACTAAAGTTTTCAGAAGAGTTATTAATAATAATGATTCTCGACCATTTTTTGAATTATTTTTACCTGAAAAGAATGTAATTGGTATTACAAGTGTTTTAATTAAACCAGGTACAAATTATGCGAATGTACCCGCCACACAAGAATTTTTAGGTTCTCAAAATAGATGGTATGAGGTTGATGCTTTGGCTCAGGACAGAATTTTTGTTGAAGACCCGTCCAGAACATCTGACGACCCTGGTTTAAAAGTTGGTAAATATTTGATAACTAACAATAGATTTATTTCCGAGTACACACCTGAAGGATTTTTAAAAATTACTTTTGGTGGAGGAAGTCAGTCGGTGGATGAAACACTTAGAGAATTTGCTAGAAATGGACAACCTTTAGACCTGTCAAAATATCAAAATAACTATTCTTTAGGTTCTACCATCCCACCAAATAGTACTATGTTTGTACAATACAGAATAGGTGGAGGTTTAGGTACTAATCTAGGTGTTAGTGTTATTAATCAAGTTGGACAAGTTAATTTTGAGGTTAATGGACAATCACAGACAATTAATACGTCTGTTGTAAATTCTTTAAATTGTAACAACCCATATCCCGCAATCGGAGGGGCTAATTTACCAACAGTGGAGGAAGTTAGAAATTTGGTTGGGTTTAATTTCGCGTCTCAAAATAGAGCGGTAACTATTAATGATTATGAAGCAATTTTAAGAAAAATGCCATCACAATTTGGAGCACCAGCTAAAGTATCAATTTTAGAGACGGATAATAAAATAGTAGTTTCTGTATTAACCTATGACGATAATGGTAAATTAAGTTCTACGGTATCAAATACTTTGTTAGATAATATATCAATTTATTTATCTAACTATAGAATGATAAATGATTACGTAGTAGTTTCCGCGGCGAATGTGATTGACTTATCTTTTGACGTATCCATAGTTTTAGATTCAAGTCAAAATCAAGGTATTGTTATAACTAATGTGGTAAATACTATAACAAGTTTTATGAGTCCAAATAATAGAGAAATGGGACAACCGCTTTATATTTCGGAAATAAAAAGATTAGTACAATCTTTGAACGGAGTATTATCAGTTTCTAATTTATCAGTGTTTAATAAAGTTGGAGGACTATACTCATCCTCAGAAGTATCTCAAAGTTATTCTAATGATGTTACAAGACAAATATCTTTAGTAAATGACACTATATACGCACAACCAAATCAGATGTTCCAATTAAGATTCCCAAATGTTGACGTATTAGTTAGAACTATCAATTCTCAAACGGTAAACATTTCCTAATAACTTAATTACAGCATTTATTTTTTCAAAATAGTGAATAAACTATTTATTAAAAAAAACAATGCCAAATTCATTTAGAATACGAACAAGCTTCAATAACGGGAAGATAAAATCTCAGAATAGGAATTTACAAGTAAAGTTAGAACAAAATTTTGACACTTTAGAAATCTTGTCTTTAACTGTCACCCCTGATGAGATTTACACTAGAAGTTGTGCTGATTTTGGGGTTATTTGTGGTAGGGTTTTTTCAAATAACGGTTTTGGAATCCCAAATGCAAGAGTTTCAATATTTGTTCCGTTAGAAGCTCAAGATTTATACAATGATGTTGTTTCCGCATTATACCCTTATAAAACATTACAAGACGTAAATGAAGATGGGTATAAGTATAATTTATTACCATATACTTCATCACACAGTGGTCATATTCCCGTAGGTACTTTCCCTGATAGAACTGATGTTTTAACTGATAAAAATGTAATTGAAGTTTATGACAAGTATTACAAATTTACGGTACAAACAAATGATTCGGGTGATTATATGTTATTTGGGATTCCTGTAGGGAATCAAGAGATATTCATGCAGGTTGACTTATCTGACATCGGTCCATTTTCACAAACTCCCCAAGATTTAATAAGAATGGGAAAGGCAAATGAGAGCCAAGTTGATGGGGACCTATTTAAGTTCTCAACGAATTATGATGCTTTACCTCAAATAGTTACAATTAGAAAAACTGTTTCGGTTGCTCATTTTTATGGGGAACCTGAAATCTGTAATTATAATATTTATCGCGCCGACTTTGACTTAACAAATGAATCGGGTGTTAAAATAGAACCTACTGCGGTTTTCATGGGGTCCATTTTTTCAACCAACGACTCCCAAAAAATAAATTATTCTAAATTTTTGACTGCCATTGGACCAAATAGATGTAAGAGTCCAATTAAAATGGGTAATTTATGTGACTTAATTACAGGACCTGGTAGTATTGAAGCAATACGACAAACTGAAAAATTAGATGAAAATGGTTTACCTATTATTGAAGAATTTAAACTTGACAATGGTGGTAAAGTAATTGATGAAAATGGAGTTTGGGTTACAGAAGTCCCGATGAACTTGGACTATGTATATACTGATGAATACGGTAATCAGAAAATTAGTTACGACCCAAATGTTGGTATTCCAACAAGAGGTAAATATAGATTTAAAGTTAAGTGGCAACAATCTAATAAACTGTCTGAGGAAACAAAAAGAGGATATTTCTTAGTACCAAACATTAAAGAATATGGATGGTTTGATGCTGATTTAGACCCCGCAAAAATAGATTTCCCAACCAGTGAACAAGAAGAAATAATACCTGTTGGTACAACAACTTTAAATTTAAATTCAGTTAATAATTACGTTTATAGAATTATTTCAGTTAAAAATGTAAAGAGTTATAAAATATATAATGATGGTGAAAGGTATTACGGAAAAAATTTAAAACCATTAGGAGCACCTTATGAAATTCAATTTGAAGTTGATGACCCAAATCAACCTATAAATTTCACATATATTTTATATCCATATCAAAAATACCTTTTAGAGGGGTCGTACGCATTTAGTTTAGATTGGAATGATTATGCTAATTTTGAAGATGCTATCGATTGTAAGGACACATTTTATGATATGTCATATAACAAGGTTTATACTGTTAGTAATTTAATTGACAGATTCCAAACAAGCAGATTTGTTTGGAATACAACCCAAGTTAAATATATACAAGATGACACATGTGAGGGTAATTATAACAAATTTCCAATAAACGATTCCCATTTTAGATTAAGTTTTATATGGTTTTTTGTTTCATTTATGGTTTCCATTTTGCCGTATATCTTGTTTGCAATTGTTGCAGTTGTACATGTGTTGGCTTGGGTTTATGATAATATACTTCCGGTTATTGATAGTATTATTAACACTGTTAGAAATTTCATAGAAAGAGCTTGTAATGCAATTAATAGGGCTTTAAGAAAAGTTGGGTTAGATTCATGGCAAATTAATTGCCCTGATTGGGATGAAATTGACAGACCCCCAAATCCATTTTTAAATATTGGGTTACCTTTAGTTTTATACACTGACGATGGATGTGAAAGATGTCGATGTAATATATCTACGGTTGTTGTTAGGTCACCACTACTTACAGGTTCTTACGGACAAAGTTCAATATTGTTTGATGCAACATCAGCAAATAGTTATAAGTTTGATAATTTAGTTGACACTACCGCATACTTTGATGATGGTACAAGTCAGGCGACTATTAACGATAGAACAAAAACTAAATGGTTAGATGCTGCCGGTCTTGTTTTGGCTGGAAATGATGACCCTGAACTTAAAGAAAGTGTTAATACTCCGTACACATATTATTTTGATACTGACAGAGGTGCTGATAGTATTATACTATCATCTCAGTTAAACATGTCAGCTTTATATAACTTGTTTAATTTAAAAGATAAGTATTTTGAAAAATATTACTCACAAGGAGGTGAAAATACATATTACACTGGTTGGAATCAAATTAAAGTGAAGTGGCAACCTGAAAATAACTTACCTTTTGATAATACTCAAAAACACCACTTTGATAATATATTAATGTTAGTATTGGATGATGGACAAGGTGATTTGGTTTCAGGGGATATTGTAACATTTCAAAATCCAGTAAAATCTTTAGATAAAAATTTTGACAAAGGATTGCCTTCACAACCTGGCTCCACAGGATATACTAAGGCGGTAACTCAATTGACAGTTAGTTATGCTGACCCAGCTATTACTGATGGAAGTACTAACGCTAACAAAACAACTACTTATACAATTACCGGATTTAATGAAAACATTGTTTGGAGCATTCAAAATCAATCAGGGCCTGGACCATCGGCACCAATTATCACATACGCATCATCAACTAGCAAAGGTAAATTTGCAAGTGATATTGAATATTTCCAGGTATTAACCGGAATGACCTTAGGTGAATTTAAAAGTAGGTCTGAAGAAAAACAAAATCCGTTCACTTTGGGTAGGAGATACCTGCAAATTAAAGATGAAACCAACCAACAGTTGGTTCAAAATAATCTTTATTTACCATTTAGTGATTATTTTACAAATAAACACCAAATTGTTTTATGGTCTAGAGATGGTGGTAATATGGAAGTGGCTGATTGGCCTCCCACATGGACTTCCCAATATTTAGGAACAGTTGAACCGTCCCAAGACCCTAATTATTTAAACAAACGAGTTTTAATTTTAATGAGAGGGGTTGACGTTCATTCACCTAGTATTGATATGAAAATAGATTTATCACGTATTTTTGGTAAATGGACATATGATTGGACACCTGGATATTATTCTGACAAATATGTTTTAAGTGGTAAATTTAAAATGAATATTCCAGTGCAGGCATCATACTCAACCGCAGGTGCGAATTCCATGAGTTGTTCTAATCATTATTTATTTAGTAATAACAATGGAAGTACGTCAGGTGGAGGATATGATAAAACAACAAAAAGTAGTATTTTTTATAAAAGCTATTTGTTTGAATATAAATCAGTTGGGCAGAATTCTTTCCAACCGTTTTTATCGCATATGCATAAATATTATTCAGGTGTTGGGCCCGCATTAATTGACTCTTACGATACTTTATCTTGGAATTTAGGGGCTCAACAAAGTAATATTTTAGGTTTAGTTTCACAATATAGACAACAAATTGCTAACTCCTTGTATGCTAGTGGACAAGAATCAAGTCCACCAAATGGTGGATTTTATTATGTGCCAAGTAATTATTCTATTAGTTCTAAAAATTTAACAGTTTCCGAATCTAATTTTTATAGAAAAAGATTTACTGATTTATATGCAACTCCTGTACAGTATTCTTATTATGGAGTTAATAATATTGACACTGTCACATTCCAAACTGCGGGAAATTTAAATCAATTTTCATTAAGTAATTATTTAGTTAGTGAATATATTGAGGGGGGTGAAATGATGGAATCATCATTTGAAAAAGGTTCTAATTATTACAATCTTAGTAGTGCTTATTGTAAAGTTCCTTCACAACCTGTAATAAATATATTCAATAATGAGTTACTGGGTGGATTGACTGCTCAAGATAAATTCATATACAAATGGGGGCCAACTAATGAATTTATGAATAGTAGAAGAGGTGCGGTAATGTATAGCTTTGATTACTTCGCACCTGAGGACCCATCAGATATTTCAGATGGTACATACCCAATTAATTTTAACTCATATCAGCATATTGTAGTTAGAACCGACAGGTTACCAAGTTCAACAACACTTAGTAGATTTGGGGCCAACACTATGTTTTTACATCAAAATCCTGATTTTTCGGTATATAAAATATCTGAGTTTGGTACTAGCGAGTTAACAAACGTTACCCAAGTTGAAATATCTGCAAATGAGGGTAATAGTTTATTACCTCCTGAATATGAAGGAGTTTTAAAATCAGTCCAAGAATGTGGCTCAGCGGTTATACAAAAATGTTATTCATTTGACACGGTAAATAATGTTCCCGTAATTTCAACCGACTGTCAAAGTTTAATGGTTAATGGAGATATCCTTAAATTTAAATACGGAACAGGATGTTATAATTTAGTTTCAGTTGCTTTCGATAGCTTTTCTACGGACATAGAGAGTGTTAAAGAATGGGCGGCTAGATTAAAAATGAATTTGGCGGTTTGTCTTGACGTGTTTTCACATACGTTCTCAAATCAATATATTAATGGTACTTTATATATGTACCCATTTAAAAATAACAGATTTTTTGATGAAAATAATCAACCATATAGTGAATATTGTACAGATGTTGTTTATTTAAATGACTATTCAAATACTTTCTACTATCGAAGTAGTCCTTACCAAACATATATTGGCACAATCAATGACGGAAAATTTATTGGAAAACCAAACCCAATTGGAAATTCTTCAAATACCGGTAATAATAGGTTATTAGGGTCACCAACCACTGTTTTAGATTTAGGACCTAAAGTAATTTATACTCAAGAATTGGTTTATAATGATGATTATGATGGGTACATTATGAATCAGTTAAAATCAACTACATATCAGGGTATTACTCAAGTTATGAATATGTTTATTTTAAGTAGAATAACAAGCCCTACTTTATCTAAACTTGTAGTACCACAAAATGATGACCCAAATGAAGGGGATAATGATGTGGGAGTTCAATCACTTTTTCAAAATACTAGATGGTTTAAAAATCCTTCAAACATAGAAACTTTAATACCACAGTCAGTAGATGGTGATTTATCACAAATGTTATCAATAAATTCAGAACTTGGAATTTTACAATTTACGCCTGAAAATTACCCTGGAGATACGGTATATTTTGGATTTAGTAGTCAGGGAGTTTATGATGGGTTTGCGACATTTGGAATATTTTTTACAGGTAATACTCAAATTAGAGATTATATTACACCAAGAAGAACAATATGGAATGAGAATGCATCATTTCCTGTTAATAATGATTATGATTTTACAAGAATACCCGTAAAAACACAAGTTGTTCCATTTTATAATTGGAAAATTTCAGATTTTAATAGTTCTGGAGAATTAAACCCAACTACAATATTTGGTACACAAAAGAATGATTGGTATACTGACACATTCAGTAGCGGAGTTTATGCTCAACAGTTCCAAAGCTTTGGGTATCAATCCCTTGATAGATTAGACCCATCAAGTCGATATTTCCAATCAAACATTGTTGGAAATAAAACAAAAACCGCTCAAAATTACATCACTAATCTTAATCCGACTAATGGTTCTTTATCATATTCTATTCCAACAAATAGTAATTTTAGTAATTATTTTATAGCGGGGTCTCCATTCCATTTTTATTTTGGGTTAATTAATGGGTCATCCGCACTTGACGTGTTCATAAAAAAATATTTAAACGAAAATTCAATAGTTGAGTGATTTAGGGCAAATAACGATTATTAAAGGTGACCTTAGATATAAGGGTGCAAATGATTTGGATTTTAGATTACAAATTCCTTTAGATAATACTATAAAAGAAATTGATGAAAATGATAAAAACCTAACATTAGGATTACAACAACTTTTTGACACTGAAAGAAATAAGTGTACAATTTTCAGACCTACATGTAAATTTAGTTGGATTTTTTCTAATTCTTATTCAGGTATTACAATTGGGAATAACTCATCAACACCCTATAAACCATTTAATAATCAATTATTTTATACTGATACTCCATTGTATAAACAATTACAATTGCAGGCGGGTAACGGACCTTCTAATCAAATACAGTGGGGAGGGTTTCCACAATATAATGAATTCTCACTAATAAGAAATGATTTGAATATTGATGGTTTCACAACGCTTAAAAATGAAAGACCTCATATACATGCGTCCCAAAACATGGGACCGTACTATAATTGGTATATTAATTTATCTTACGCTTACACTGCAACAACCGCTCAAACATTACAATGTGTAATGTATGATGGGACAAACTATCAGTGGAATTGCTCGGATGGAATCCCTTACTATTTAAATAAAACATCTCAAAACGGAAAACCATTACTTCAATTTATATGTCCTATACCTCATAATATTAATGTGGGAGATAGCATTATGCTATCAACAAGTTGTAACGGAGTTAGATTTTTTCAAGTTTATAGTTTAGGTAACGGGATTAGCGGATATGATAAATATATTTTAAATGTATATAATGTTGGATACTCATGTCCTTTAATTGGCCAAGGTAACAAAGGCACCCTAAAAAGAGTTGTTGGAGAGTCATCAGAAGGAGTTTCAAAGTATTATGTTAGAAGACATAAGATATTAACAAATTATACTGATGGCATAATAACAAATTCGGGGTTTGAAAAAAATGGTCTTAGGGTTGTAAAAAAATTTGAATCAAAACAGTTAACACCTAATTTAAAATCTAGAGTTTCAGTTAAAGAAGATAGTCAATCATATAATATTTCATTTAATAAGGATATTGATATTAATGGTTTATTAGATAATAGAAATAGACCCATAAGTGAAATTTATTTTACAATTACAAATAGAGGTTATTTTGGGTGGTTTAATAAACCAATTGGGTCCACCAATACCGCATTAAAAAAAGGTTGGGAATTTAATTTAGGACCGGCTTTGAATCCTTGGTGGTCAGTGAGTAATACATTCTCAAATACCCAAATTCCTGTTGGTTCATATACAAGCTCTGTACCCGAGTACTCCTCAAAAAGTTTTTATTATAATCAAAATTTAAATGTTGGGGATGTTATTGACGGGGATTTTTGTGAATGGAATGATTTAGAACAAAATGAAATAGTATTATCTGAACATTATCATAAAATATCATTTAACTCTAATGTTTTTAATATTGGAACTTCGTCCACAAACCCACTTGGATATTATTACAAAGTTCATCACAAAATGACTTTAAAAGTTTTTTCAAATTATGTTGAAGAAAGTGATGGACAAGTTATTGAAGATTTACCAAACTATGCTTTTTATAAAGCATCAACTCAAGAATATATTTGGAGAGAACCCTACACTTATGGATTTATTGATAATGAAGACAGAGGGGTTGATTACCCATATATGAATAACGCTCATTACCCATATTCAAATTTCCAATTTAGAATAATACCTGAAGGTAGTAACCTTGCAACTGGAACTACATCAAACATAATACTAACTGACCATTGTGAATAAAATTAAAATTATAAAATCAGATGTTAATACAAGTATACCTATAACTTTAGGTGAAACTTGGGATTTCTCAAACAGGGAGGATTTGATAAATACATATTCTGAAGAAGTTATGTATGAACTAATAGGTTCAGGTATTGACTATGAAACTGCTAGATTTTCAAAAAGACCGGTGTTTTTATCTGCGACTAATTCTAATAGAACTTTAGTTATTCATAGATTTAAATTTTATAACCCTGAAAATAATACTTGGGAGTCAAAATACATTAATCCAAATTATTTTACTTTTGATGAGATAAAGAATAATAGTAAAGTTTTTAAAAATTCTTTTTTTAAGTTGGATATGTACGACTCAATGAGTCAATCAAAAAGAAAAAACTTTTTAACGACTATATTACAAAATAGTCAAAATAATTCTGATTTCACATTTAATGGTAAAACTTATAGTTTACCAATACCTGAATATTCTTTAGATTATTTAATTAATCCTGAAGGATTTTTTATTTATTGGTTTAAAGATAAAACTATTTTGAATTTAGATAGTTTGTACATGACGGCTAAATTCTTTAATGCTAAGACAGGGCAATTTGTGACATTTTTAAATAAATCAACAACACAAACTAGAGTAATCGATTCTAATTTATATTATAAGTTAAATTTTAATTTTAATAATTATACTTACTACTATAGTAATACTAATAATGACACTGAAATCGAATTGGTTGAGTGGTTTGAATATCTAAACCCAAGTGCCTAATGGAAACTTTTAAAATTAAAATATCACCTGAGGTACTTTCAAATGACATATTTGAAAAAACATATGATGGTTATACTTTTGGAATATATTCCGGATTATCTATGGTATTAAGTGGGGGACCAAACGGGACTTCTCTTTTAACAGGTCTGACTATTCCAGTATTTTTAACACAAGATTATCATGACGTTGGTTACTATTCAGTTTTTGATGGTAACATTTCACAACAAAATGTCGTCACAAATTTCATATTTAGTGCAACTTCGGCAAATCCTTACACTTGTTATTTCTATAATACATCTGATAGTACTAATATATTCACACAAAACTCAACAAATATAATCGATTGGGGTGATAATACAACAAGTAGCGTGTCAAGTTTTTCACCAAACTATGTGTCCCATGTTTATAGTACAACATCCGCACCTACAACCTATACTATTACATTAACTCAAACAAATACTTGGGGTATTGTTAAGGTTAGAAAAAAAATAGTTGTACCATTTACCGGGGTTACAATTCCAAACCCGTTCGGTACTGTTACATATGTAAATACGTTCCCATTAACCGAAGATAATCCTTCATCTAACAATTATATTTTTTCAGGGGACGCGATATCGTCAGTTTCACAGGCGGTCACCTCAAATTTTGTAGACATCCCATATGTGGTATCAGGTTATACCGAATCAAGATTATTTGATTTAGCACAATATGGAAGTACTAAATTCCCCGTTAATGAGACGATATCAATTGATGGAGGAGGTACTGGGATTATCTCAAATATAACTGAAGATGGTTATATATATTATCAAATTGACGGGATAAATTATGTGGATTTTACAGGTGGTACCACAACCTTTTCAGTTAATTCTTCAGGATTTACGTCTAATAATTTAGTGTTATCCGCCTTAACTAAGAATGAGGCGTTGATAAATATAATCGACCAACCACAAATATTTTCGAGTGTATTAGTTGAGAGGGGTAAAAATTCCGCATTAGAAAATTTTAGAAGAATTGGTGAAGTTGGTACGGTAGACGAATTGGTAAAATATGGGTATGGTTTTTTTAATGTTATTAGCCAATAATGGTTAAAAAATACTATTAAAACTATTTATTTAAATAAAATAGAAAAACAAAAAAACTTTGGCAACAGGTAATTACGGAACAATAAGATTGGCGGATGTTAGTCCACAAGATGTTGAGATAATTGTTAATTATACACCATCAAGAGATGCGGGTAATGATTTTACATTAACAAAATTAGATTCTTTACAGTATCTGACTCCATATTTTAACAATACAAATACAGGTGGTGCGGCTAACGAAGTTTTAGGGGGATTATACAATTTGGTATTACCTACTGACCAATTTAACGCTTTAGGTATATATACATTAATGATAAGACCGGCACAAATTAGAACGGTAATTAATGATTGTGGTGTTTTGTCAGCACTACCAAACGTAAAAGGTATTATTATTGATTTACAAACAGTACCTGATGAATATAAAAACAAATTTGTAAATCAGGGGTTAGTTGGGTTTAGAGTTGAGTATTTGAATGATGACGGCTCAAAGGTCCCTAATTTTTTTAGAGTCATAACTTCTAATTTTTATTGCGAACCTGTAATACAAAATTTAACAAATACTAATTTAAAAACTATAAGATATAGATATACTGATAGTAATTCTAATCTTATGTTTTGTACTTTAACCCCATCATCGTCACCTTCATCTAAACCAAACGCTACACCGTATATTGGAGTTGCCAATCAAAGTATAATCATTACGAATACATTTTTTAACCCAACTATGGTTGAAGTTGAAATTGCGGAACATGATGCGTCAACTCTTGCAATTGCATTGTATGGTAACCAAACTAAATCCATGGATGATGGAATTTATACAATTTACGACACAAGTAATAACATTTATCGACAATATAATTTATATGAAATCAGAGACCAATACAATAACTTATTGTACGAGGTTAGACAGGATAGAGGTAGTAATATTGATTTCGGTAAAAGCTTTGCAAATATTATTGGATAATGGTTAAATATGCTTGCCCACCACAAAGCGCGTCAGGAAGTGGAACTTTTGCTAACAATTTAGTTGGATTCCAACTCGTGCAAGGTGGAGGGTTAACAAATTCTAACTTTGTATTTTCTGAAGGTGTTGTAAGTAGAGTCGTTAGAAATTACGATGGTGGAGTTTTTTCTGAACCGATATCGCTGAACGATTTAAATATAAGTAGTGATGGTAAGTCACAAGATATATTTAACAAAAATTTTAGGTTATACCCAAACTTTGTAAAATCAAATATTTTAAATTTTACAAATTATGGTCCACTAACTAAAAGATTACAAGAAGCGGCTTTAGGTATTGTAAATTATTTTCCGGCTGGAATTGAAATAAGTAAATACTACAGTGATTTTACAACCGGAAACACCGCAACTAACATAGAATTTGATAGTGAGAATAATTTTACGACACTAACTTTAAATTGTGATTTATTTAGAAATCCATTTGGTATTGATTATACAATTGACGCTAAACAAAACATTAGTGAGTTAAGTTATTCAGTTTCTAAATATAGAAATTTTACAGAAAATTTTAGTAGTTACATTTTAGTATATAGTGGGTCTAACTATGAAGTTGTTGGTATGGAGGACGTGGATTCACTAAATTCTTCAACTATGGTGATTTTGGTTGATGGAAATCCATTTGGGTTAGAAACTGGGACAACATCAACTAACGAAAATCTTTTATTACGTTTAAATGATACAATCATAAATGAGGTTTATAATTTAGAGTTAGACGACGTACAGGAATTTTTATTAAATAGGTTTATACAACCAAAATATACTGCGTCTTTTCAAGTACCAACCGAAGGTAATGATGGAACTATTTTCAAATCATATCAGACAATTTCATGGCCAATGGATGGTGTTTGGAATATTGATATAAGAACCCCTCAATTTACTTCATATTTAGAAAAACTTAATAATATTGGTCAAGAATTCGATAACTCAACTACGGATTTAATATCTAGATTTTATACTACAAATGCTTTTAAAGAGTTTGACACACCAGGCTCTAAAGTTGATAAAACTTTAAAAATTTATGGTAGAAGTTTTGATGAGATTAAAACTTATATTGATGGAATTAAGAATGTTAATTCAGTAAACTATAATGTGGGTAATGACATACCAACAGGGTTACTGACTAATTTGGCTCAAACTTTAGGTTGGAGTACTAATATATCACCAATCAGTAATCAAGGGTTCATTAAATCATTATATGGTACAACTGAAAATGCATTTCCCGCATATTCGACTAGTCAAACATTACAAGATTTAAACGACCAATATTACAGAAATTTAATTTTAAATTCTGCTTGGTTGTATAAGTCAAAAGGTACTCGTAAAGCTATTGATTTTTTAATGGAGTTCATAGGGGTTCCTGATGCAATACTTGAATTTAATGAAAATGTTTATTTGGCAGATGCTCCAATAAACATGAGTAGGTTTAATGAGCAATTCAATAAAATTTCAGGAGGCTCATTAATACCTGAAGTGCCTATACTTGATGAAAATAATGTATATCTATTAAGAGGTATACAGTACACCGCTTACACATCATCAACTTCGGTGATTGAAGTAAGCACTACAAGACAAGATATACCTGTTGATGAAAACGGATACCCATCCTCTATAACTGAAAATAATGATTACTTTTTTCAAAAGGGTGAGGGATGGTTTGAGGTCACACCACAACACCAGGGACCACAGGTTGTTAATGATAATCTAAGTGTATTCACAGGTCAAAATTATGATATTCAAACCCAAATTGAAAACCCGAGTTACGGTCAAAAATATTTGGATTTATATCGTAATTTCCCATATATGGATTTAGGTTTTACGTTAAAAAAACAAACTGATAACCGTAAAAGTTGGTCCTCACTAAGTGATAGTCGAGTTAATAATGATAATTTATTTGATTCTTATTATAGGGTTTATGATGATAGATTAACTTTAAATGTTAAAAACACTGAGATATTTTTAAACCCATCACAAGGATTGATATATGATGTTTGGTATACCTCACAAATAAAAAATTATCCAATACCTTTAACAGGATTATCTTTACCATACCCACAAGTTGGAGGAATTGATTCGACATTTATTGACCCAAAACCACAGACAAAAACTTTCTATGAGTTTTATAAAACGTTTTGGAAAAACATGATAAATGTTAGAAACAGACAATTTTCATCAGATGGTAAAACAAGTGGATACCCAACACTCCAATCAATATTTTGGAAGTATCTAACAATGTATCAAGACACAGGAATTGAAAATGATAATTTCAATTACGGTAATATGATAGAATACATTAATGGATTGGGTGATTATTGGATAAGAGTTATTGAACAATTCATACCTGCGTCGACAATATGGAATACGGGCACTAAATTTGAAAATTCTATATTTCATAGACAAAAATTTGTTTATAGAATGCAAAGAGGATGTCAAATAGTTACAAGTACAACTGCCGGAGCGGTTGTTGCCGGCTCAATAACACCACCATGTTCTCCTAAAATATTTACTATTAACTTAATATCATTAGCTCAAATACAAAGTAATTTTGAAGGTACAAATGTGTTAAGTAGACAATATCAGTTCTCATTTACAATCGGCTCAAGTACGTTTACATTTACCCTACCTGGAACCTTTAACCAAACAAGTTTATACCCAACAAGTGAGTCAAATTATTTAACTTTAGTCCAAAGTGTGGTTAACTCCTATAATTTTGCGGCACAAGGGTTCTCTATTGTATCCTCGCCAAGTCTAACCTCAATTGGTCAGGTTACATTTAAAATTAAAAATAATGACTGTACGTATAATGGAACTATTGGAACAACTACATTCTCAGTAATAAATGAATCATATATACCATAATGCCATTTAATTATAACATAACAGTAACAGGGGATTGTTCAAATAGTAACAACGGGGCTTTAAATCTCTATGTAAGTGGTGGAGGTAGTCCGTACACTATTACATGGAATAGTCCTGTTTATTCCACAAGTACATTTGACAATTATTACTACCTAACAGGATTAAGTTCTGGTACTTACAATTTTAATTTAACGAACTCTTTAGTACCAACTAACGAAAGTATTAATAATATATCTTTTGTTATTAGTAGTGGGAATACCGCATATATAAGTAATGTTACTAATACAACTTGTGGATTAGACAACGGCTCATTAATTTTTAATATTGGAAATTTTCAAGGGAACACTCAAGTATCGTTATATAAAAATAATGAACTTTATCAAACAGTCACAACTTCACTATCTAATTTCTTATTTAGTTCTTTAGGTGATGGAATTTATTATTGTCATTATGTTGATTATGGTGGTTGTGAGGGTGAAACTGAGAATGTTGTTATAAGAAGTTCAAATATATTAGATTATGGATTACATACCATTGATAATCCCGCATGTGCGTTACAAAATGGTAAGATATATGTCACAGGTATAACAGGTACCGCACCCTTTACTTACTTATGGTCAAGTGACCCAACTACTGCTAGTACACAGTATTATGTGACAGGATTGGCTGCTTCTAATTATTCAGTAACTGTAACTGATAGTTTTGGATGTCAGGTAAGTAAAACTGTCACCATAAATCAAGCATCTCCAATAAACGTTGTTGGGTATACACCATCACAACCAAGTTGTTCAGGATATGACGGATATGCCAATTTTACAATAACAGGAGGGACTGGTCCATATTTTTATTTATTAAGTAATGGTGATTCTTTAGTAAGTTACAGTAATAGTTTTGGGTTTTCAGGTTTAAATTCGGGTAATTATACTTTAACTGTTACTGATGTTGCGTTATGTAAATTAACTTATAATTTTGTTCTAAATACCCCTAACTCTTTTGTTTTAGTTTCTGAAACTAAACAAGATATGAGATGTGGGTTTGAAAGTGGGTCAATTAATGTTGAAGTTCAGGGAGGGGTTTTACCATATAATTTTGGTTTAACAAATAGTTCAGGTTTCACATCCAATCAAATAAGTTTTACACCATCTGCAACTTTTTCATCTTTAAGTTCTGACACGTATACATTAACAATTTCAGATTCGGCAAGCGCTTGTACGTATTCATCAAATATAACTATTAATAATGATATACCATTTGATATACAAGTTACAAGTCAAAGTACCTATTGTCAACCTGCAAGTGGGGTTATTGATATAACCGTTAATGAAATTACACCTGGAGGATATTATAGATATGCGTTATCTAATGGACAGCAATCGTCATATACTTCGGCAACGACCTTTTCATTTTCAGGACTACCTGCCAATGGGTACACCGTAACAGTTTATAACTTAGAAAACTGTTCTCAGAGTAAGACAATTTCTGTGACAGGGTTAGACCCATTTACAAGTATTTTAGTACCAACGAGTTGTTTAAATGGTAGTGACGGTACAATATCGGCTTTAATAATCGATGAAGAAGGACCATTTAATTTAACGTGGAGCGATAATGTTAATGGTCAAACAGGTGTATTTCTAACTGGTTTAACTGCGGGTACTTATTATTTAACTATAAGTGGTACCAATGGTTGTCAAACAACTTTAAATACAACAATAAGTTGTAATCCCCCACAAGTAAGGTCACAAAGTATTACTTTAGACACAAACTCCGAAGAGGATAGTTTAACTTTATATGATTTTTCTAATTTACTTTATAACGGTTATGTCACAGTAACTGAAGGACATACTTTGTGTAAAATGAATAGTGCAACATTTTATTGTGATGTTGAACTTAGTGGAATAACATATAGTTCAGAATTCTACACTACATTGTCCTTTGATGATATCCCGTCAATTCCTATCTTCTCAGGGATTTTAGAATATATTTTACTTAATATTCCTTACATTGAATCGGTGGTTATTAATAACACTGACAATACTATTTTGATACAATCTCAAGTAGTTGGGGGAGTTGAGGTTTATCGAGACGAAGATATTATAGTTTCAGTAAGAATTGAATACGATACTTCTTGTGTAACATAATTTATTCTAAACTATTTATGATTAATGAGTTTAGTAGTAATTCAAAATTTAAATGGTACCCCACCATACCAAGTTTATACTTGTGATGTATTTCAGTTTAATTGCGTTTATACCACAACTATTGAAGGGTATGTTCCACCTGAGGTTACAATATATTTACCATCAGAATTTGCTACCGCACCACAAGCTTTAATAAAGATTATTGACTCGACAGGATGTGTTTATACACAAACATATATGTGTGTAACACCAACCCCAACCCCAAGTATTACTCCATCAATAACTCCGACAGTATCATTAACTCCATCAATAACTCCAACTCCGAGTATTACACCTTCAATCACACCTACAGTATCATTAACTCCAAGTATAACTCCTACACCAACAATCACTCCAAGTATTACTCCAACAAACACAATCACACCAACCCCAACAATCACACCAACCCCGAGTCCAACACCTGAGGCACCATTTGCTTACTTATTTATAGAACCATATAGTGGGTCGTCAAGTATTGGAAGCTATATGTATTCACAAGGTTCAAATTTCTACGGATTTACAAACGCAACCCAACCAAGTAGCAGTGCTTCAACATTCCAAACTGATATGTCGACTTACATTAACTTCTCAGGATGGTCAAATGGGGAATTCCCAAAAGTGATTAAAGCGACCTATGGTGACTTTATTCAATTTTTAAACCCATTTGATAGTTATGGTAACCCTGCAATACCATATAATTTTGTAACTACTAAAGTTTCGGAGAATTATGTTTTAGATAAAGCTTGGTATACATGGGTAATACCTACAGGATATACAAATGGTGTTTATCAAGTTGAGATTGATTTGGCGTCAGTAAATCCAAATGTGTTCACTAGTTATAAAATGAACTCATCAATATATAATAATTCATTTAGTTATGTTGGACCAACTATTGGTAACACGACATATAGAGTTTATACTACGTTCCCAAATGCGGCGTTTGAATTAGATAATAATGTTTCACTCTATTTTAGAGGTAGTTTAGTTGATTAAATATTATGAGTTTTCCATATAAAAATCCAATAACATCATTACAAGTAGGTACAACACAAAGTGTTCCACAATCTAATACATATGGGTTAGGTTATAGTGTTAATAATATTGGTGGATACATGGAGGTCTATAGTGTTAATGATTTAGTTTATACTATACCTACAGGTACAACTGGAAGTGTTGAATATTCGGGTAATACAATACCAATTGAGTTTACAAAAGGAGATGGTAATCCGTGGTCTAAAGATGTATTAATACTTGGTTCTGATAATATATCTTCAGGAAGACGACGACTTGGGATGTTAGTTTATGTAATTGAAAATGAATTAACATACCAGTTTAGTATTGATGGGTACGAAACACTTTGGAATAATGCGACAGGTGCAACAAATACGGTAAGTATTTCCGAATTTGGTACAATAGTTAATAATTCTACACCTGAAGGGCAGGCATTTATAAATGCTTGGACTGGTAGTACTATTGAGGGAGTTAATGGGAATACTAGGGGTACCTCTGTTTGGAAAAAATTTTACTATCTGTCTCTAAGTGGGGGAACGGTTAAAGGACCCACAATATTCCAAAGCGGGGTAACTGCAAACACATTAAATGTTACAGGTTTAACAACTACAAATGGGCTCACATCAACAGGAGCCATAACATTCCCGCAAAAAACCGTTAGTAATACGTATACAATAACTGACACCGATTATATGGTTGATATATCCGGTGGAACGTTCAACGTTCAATTAACCACTGCGGTTGGAGTACAGGGTAGATTATTGGCGATTAAAAATAATGGTGGAGGAGCGGTTACCATTTTACCATATGGAAGCGAAAGAATTGATGATAAATTATTATTGATTTTAAGTGAAACCAATGCTGTACAGCTTGTGAGTAACGGGTCCCAATGGGTTATATTAGGACAGGATAGAAGTACCGTTAATAACTCAACAGGGGTATTCCAATTTTCAGGTTTATCAAAGGTTTCGTCCACACAGTTTTCAGTTGCCCGAGTTAGAGGATGGATAGTTGATACCACTTCAAATCCTCTTTCTCCTCAAATTTTGTATGTTGATTATAGTGGTGGAACACATACTGACTTATATGTTAATACTGCATTTGAAACTTATATATATTTGACAAGCGGCGCGACCATAGGGCAGTCACCCTCTCCATTAACCGAACAACAAAGAAGACAAAATATATTTTTAGGTAAAGTAGGACACCCTGAAAAAACATCTATTAACCTTGTTTTTAATCAACCTGACTTTGTCTTATCCCCGCTCGCCCAACTACGTGATGTATTTACACCAATTAACTTAATTAATGGGGGTGTTTACCCATCACCAAACGGGGCGAATTTAACATTTAACTCTAGTGCTGGGTACATATACGGATTAGGTATTAATTTTATATCAGATACTCTATCTCCAAATACTTTATATGTGCCAGGACAATCACCATGTACATTTCAGTATAGGACTCAAACAGGGGGGTCAGTTACTAATGTCACAAATATCGACCCAACTAAATGGGATGTTGGAGGTGTGGTGACTAATTTGAGTGGCACTAAAACAACTAATCAAAGGATATACCTACTCCAAAATGGTACGTTTAGGGTTCAATATGGACAAACTCAATATAACCAATTATCTGCGGCAATTGCTGGGATTCAAACTGAATCATTTACGGTATTCCCTAATTTTAGAAATAATGCAATATTAATAGGTATATTAAGTATTGTCAGCTCTTGTACTGATTTAAGCGACACAACTAAAGCTCAGTTTTTCTTAGTTTCAAAATTTGGAGAAACTGTTGGTGCAGCTGGAGGTGTTGGGACCACAACATTACAACAAGCGTATAATAATTCATCTGACCCTGAAATAACTATCAATTCTACATTAGATGGATTATCAATTAAAAATGGAACAGGTAATGCTGATAATGTAACTCCATTATTACAGGGACAAAATACTGCAGGAACTGTAACTTCATTTATTAGAGCCGACGGAGCGTTTTCAGGGAATTCAATATACGGGACAACAGTATCTGCAACAACTTATTATAATTTACCTGTTAGTGGATTAACACAAGGTTCAAACATTACAATAACTAATAATGGAAGTGGTAATTACACTATTTCATCAACAGGTGGTGGAGGAGGAGGAATTGGAGGTTTAGGGACAACAAATTATATACCTAAATGGACTGGTTCTACAGGTATTGGAGACAGCCAAATACAAGATAATGGAACTACAGTGTCCATTGGAGGTTCCTCAAGTGCCGCGGCGATATTAGAAGTTGCATCAACGTCGCAAGGAGTTTTATTTCCAAGAATGACACAATCCCAAAGAAGTGCAATATCGTCACCACCAGTAGGTTTAATTGTTTATCAGACAGATAGTCCTGATGGTTTATATATTTATAAAATTGGAGGATGGGTACAAATAATTTAATATGTCGGTAAATCTATCAATAACGGATATAACAGGTACACCACCATTTGAGGTGTATTTTTGCGACTCTAATGTCAATAATTGTCAGTTAGTTGAAACACTATACGACCCATTATATTGGCCAACAATAATTGATTTACCCGTAAGTTTAAGTGGGAGTACAACAATCTTTGTTAAAATTGTTGATTCTAATTTGTGTGAAACTTTTAAATTTATAAGTTGTGTTAGTTCTTAGAATTAAGATAAGATAAAACTACGGTATAAGCGTCAGTCATATCAAAATTCTCTTTCTTTAAAGTATTATTTCGAGTATATAACCATTGAATCTGAGGTTCACGTTTAGCAACCAATTCCCATATAATTTGTTTCTTGTCACAATCTTTAGGATAACCTCCAAATAAAACAAATTTACCCTTTTCGTTTTTTTGAACCAATTCAGGGAATGCTAATTTTCTTGAGTTATATGTTGAAATATATTCAGGGACGACACCAAGAACATCATAAACTTCTTTAGAAATAAGTGTATTATAACGAAGAAGAGTTGCGATAGTATAAACGTTGTTACTATTCAACAACGGTTCCTCAATGATTACACGAATTACACCAATACCTTTATACTCCTCAAGTTTTTTACGGAATGAAGTTGATTTATTAATCAACTCTTCCATTTTATTCTCGGTGACTGGTTTAGGTCTTGGAGATACGTGAGTTAATTCTAATAAATCTCTTGAAGATAAATCAAATAGTGCAACACCAATAGTTTTGGTTGAAACATCTAAGCCCAAAATCTTGGGGGAATTTTTGATACTTTTTGCCATAATTTAATTAATTATTAAATTATTAATTTAAAATGTAAACAATTTTAAAAATCTAATTTAATTGCGACTTGTTGAATACCTGTTCTAACCTGTGGTGATTGGAATTTTGATAATACTAATAAGTTCTTATCATTATCATATAGTCCTATTTCACTCATATACGGTAATGTTCCTTGTGCCCAAGTGGGGTTAGAAGATTTTACAAATTGGTTATTTGGTAAATTAATCAAGTACCTCATTTCATATATTGTTGCCTGAATATCTGTTTTAATATTTCCTATGAATAAATTTTCATCTCCAAATGTTAATTTTGTTGTGTTAGATGATATAGGAATTTCAATTTGTTGATTCAATTGATATGTAGGAGCATTTGAATATAATGAAGGCGTTATAGTGAATGTTTTAGATATCATTCCTGTTGGGTTTATATTACCATTTGATACTATATATGAACTTAGTTCATTACTTGTAAATCCTGTAATTTTTTTCCAACCTGTCGATGTAGGTCTTGAGGTTGAAGTTGAACCTGTTTGAGCGATTACGTAAAATAAATTTGAACTAAATCCTGTGGTTGAACCTGTGTTCATATAAGGGAAATCACCTCCAAAACTTACAGTTACATTTTGTTCAGTCAATCCTACACCTGTCATTGGTCCGACAATGTTTGAGTAATAATTACAATGCATTCCTTGCCATCCGCCCTGAAATCCATAACTTACCCAAATTTGTTGAGAATCATTATCTAATAACCCATTTGTTGAACTATCACCACAAGAACCTGGACTTATTAAACCTAATTTAGGTGCGGGTAATGTGTAATTTCTAAATGACGGTATTGACATTGATGCAACAATTTCCTCATCATCAAAAATAATAATTTTATCATCAGGAAAAACTCTACCAACTCTGTTTGGATATCCATTAGAATTTGCGTGAGTGTCATACAAATTGTAAAAACGTATTCCCGGAGAATTCATATCTGAATTCTTTTTTGATGTGATATAATAAGGTGTTAATAAATCCAAACTTGAAAATCCTGGAGGGTCAACATAAAAAGTTTCACCTGATGTTGAAGGTGATGGGTTTTTATGCCACATTAACCATGGGATATTAATTGTAAAGTTTCTTGCTTCACCTGTTGAACCATTAACATAGACCTCAGTTGCAAATTTTTCACCATAAAAATTAATTATGGTATTATTTGTATAGTGTAATATTGCGATTGCCTTTTGTTCCACAGGAGATACAATAATTTCCTCATCAAAAGAATTATAATAAGTAACAGGAGTACTAGCACTCTGACCTGAAGACGAGATATAACCAAAATAATCTTTGGTAGATAGATAATCTTTAGAGTTAAATGTGTAGAAACCTTTGTAACTACTTGGATTTAAACCCGCAGGATTCTCACTCCACGGTATGTTAAGATTCCAAACTTTTACAAAACCATCCGAAGGTGTACAAACTGATTCATAATTAATTACACTCTGACTCCAATAATTTGTAGGAGTTGGTAAATCGTACCCTGAAATATTTGAGGTAGTAAAAATACAACGACCAAAACCTGTCATATTCATATTGGGTAATTGTCTATCGATATTTATACCTGCCGCTCCAAAACCTTCAAATACGACTGATACAACTTTAAATGTTAGTATTGGGACATTGTAATTAATACAAGAACATGTATCAGCACTAGTTGCATATAACGTAACATATGTTCCGGCTGAAATTGGAGATGTTGATGAGTCAGAACAAGGAGACGCGCTCATTGTTAAAAATAATCCTGAACCATCTAATTGGTTTAAATTAAAAGCATATCTTGAATTGTAAGTATATGCGCTACTGGTTTGAATCTTATAACAGTTTGTTGATGCGGAATAAAATCCTGCTTCAGTTGCTGAATTAAATACTGATTCATCTGAAGACGCCATAAATGGTAATCCGTAAGTTATTCCTGAAACTGTATCTAAATAAAATGGGTATTTAATTTCATTTTTTGTTGATGCGGGAATACCTGTTGAATTTTGAGCATTATATGATGGTTCTAAAATTTTAAAATTAGATTTATTATATGTAGTTGGTAATTTAGCGTAGTTAACTTCACTATCACCTACTTGAAAATATGCGATATTAAAATTACCTTCAGATAATTTTTTTCTGCCTGTGTCTGTTAATCTTGTTATGATTAATCCTTGTGTGTCTTTTATTATGTATCCCATTGTATTTAAATATTAAGCAAATATGCATGTTTCTGTTTCAGTTACAGGAATGCTTATAAAATTAGGTGAATTACCGTATTCCGCGGCCACAGTTGAGTTTGTAATATTTAAACTCCAAGCGTCGGCATTTCTAATTACAAACGACCTACGATAAACATTACCTATTGAATATGGTATCCCATTTATAGTTAAATTTTTACAAGTTGGCAATTGACCTACTGTAATAAAAGTAATGTCCACATCCTCAGCGTATGCTCTAACACAACCTGATTCTGGAGTGTAGTTATTACTATAGTTCCCTGTTTGATTGGCTCTCCATATAAAATTACTTAAATGTTTACCAGTTATAGTTGTACCATTTGTTATTGTTAAAGGGGCTGACTGACTACCGATTGAATACTCAATTTTGGCAACTCCTGCTTGGTCAGTTGTGGTTGGACATTGTTGACTTTGAAAAGTATTTAATACTGTTGACGGAAGAGGAATTGCTGGAGTAACTAAACCTCCGCCACTAGGAAGCCTTCTTCTGTACGTTGAGTTAAATGAACTTGAAAGAGTTTTTGTTAAAGTTCCTGATGTATTTGAGACCCAATTTAAACCTAGCTGAGCGTCCCATAAATTTATTGTTACACCTGGTTCATACTCGGTAATCGTGTATCCTCTATCCACTGGAAATGCGCCTAAACCACCATAATATAGCGCTTCTTGTAAATAACTAATTACAAAATAACCTTGAATTGATTCTGAGCCATCTAAACCTGATACCGACACTGTATAATTATAAGTTCTACCGTACTGTTTAAGTTCTTGTGAGTTAACATTTTGGCCAGTGTCAGGGTCTGATGTTGTGTTATAAGTAGAACTTATTAACAAATTAATGGTTGGGTTAGGTGTGGTGTTAATTGTAAAGCTACCAGT